CTCCCAGAAACTCAACGGTGCGTCAGGAAAGACATGGGCATAAAGGCCCTCGACCATATCCCAAGCATCATGAGACCAGGTGGCATCAAATGCAGAATAATCACTCCAGAAGTAGCTCGTTGCATGCTGATTCTCCCTAAGCCATGCATCAAGCTTCTCCGGGGTCGTGGAGGCGTAGAACACCCAGTTCTTGTAACCCCAATGTGACTTGAGAGCCAACGTAAGGGGCTTCAGATATGGTCCCGCAATGAGGTGGGTCTCGTCGTGGGGCGCCTGGATGAGACGCGCCACATACTCAACGTCACACGAAATGACGTCATTACTCACCTTGATTAACGGGAGGTTCTCCGTCTTCACGAAGCTGCTGATGTACTGGAACATGGCATGCGGCTGACCCCGCTCAACCAACAAGTGGTGCGCGCGGACAAGCTGCTTGCGCCGCCTGCCGTTCACCACACTCTTCAGCCATGTCCAAACGTCCCAGGGCTCCACCTGCTCAAAACCGCCCAAGAGTGGCATGGACAGCAGAAGCTGACGCGTCCGCTGAAACCCCTCATGGTCGATGATGGCAGGATAGGCCTTGAACACGCGGTAGGCTATCGCCTCCGCCAGCGGCCGCGCGCCCAGCGCGGTCACGAATGGTATTGCCCCGTCGAACCCCACTCCTCCCAACCGCGGGCCTGCGCGGGGTGGTGGGGGCGGCAACGCCGCAAGTTTCGGCGGGGCATGGGAAAATTTTCCCCATTCGCAACCGTCTCGACGCCGCGCTTAAGCGGCGGGTGGCGAGCCTCGGTCCAGACGACACCGGGGTACCCGATTGGACTGGCATGACTCGTGACTTTGCAGCCCTGAGCAACCAGCTTCGCCAAATCGGAATTGTGTCCCGGGCAGCATATACGCTGCTTCATCTTCCCCTTAAGCTCGCCCCCGCAGCTGTAGCAGTGACCCCAGCTGAACGGACCTGCGACATTGCCCGCACTGCGATAGCGAGAGGCCAGAACTCTGACAAGATCTGCAGCCGACTCCGCGTCGACGCCCTTGTACGCATTCTGAGCCTCATCAGCCCGCATCCTGGACAAAATCGCGGTCTCCGTTGCAGCCGTGCTCTCCAAGCACACCAACTGCCACAGGGCCTTTGCGCGATGTTCCTCACCCAGCGGCTGCACACCGGCTTGCACCCTCACCCCCCTGCGGAACCGGGAGAAGGGTTGCACGCCGCGCCAGCCGCCGCTCACATTGGTGGCGACGACCCTCATCACTCCACCACACTCCTCCTGCACACTCCAAGCACCACCGGCATGATGCAAAGAGTCACCAGGAGTGAAAAACTCCACGCTCATCTGGCCATCCGTCACCGTGCGACGGCCAGCAAGCGAGAGCCCTCCCTCAAACCGCACCGGAACGTACGTCGGAGCGGTGCCAAACAACTCGAAATTATCGAGCGTGGCACTTGCGAACTGTACGTCGAGGACCGCGTTCTTGACCACCTGTGTGAACAAGCTCGGGTCCGCTGGGCACTGGCTTGGAAACCACCCACCACGCCATTCCACCCCTGACAGGTAGAACGGGGGGGCCTGTATACCGCGGTAGCTCACGCCTCTCGCGTAACAGACCTCCACACTCGGCGTTTGGGTGGGGCCTGGGAGCATCTCATACTCATCTGCCACGAGACCAGCGCCAGTGGCGCAACTCGCAGCGAGGTAAGCAGCTCCCTCCGCCGCCGACGCAGCAGCAACCAAGGCCTTCAGCGGGAGCGAGTCCTCCAACTCCAACTCCACCTCCCGCTCGGCCACAGCTACCGGGTCAGGCAGCACCGCCACGTGATAACGTGGCGGCCCAGCCTCAACCAAGGCTGGGATAGCGCCAACACGTGGCGCATCGAGTGGCGGTTCCGCCGCCACCTGGGGTGCAGGTCCACCCCGAAGCTCCGCGAGGACGACTTGGGGGACTGCAATCCGCGCGCCCTCCCGGATGGCTCCGAGTGGCAAACAATGCAGACCCCCATCGCCGGACGGTACTAGAAGCACGCTCCGGACATGCTCCGCTCCACGCCCGACGGTCATCTGTGGCTCAAGGCCACCCTCGGCGCTCAGGGTATACACCCTAACGGCCGCACCACAAGCACGGTGGTACATGCCGAATACCGCACCGAGCCGCTCCTGCGGGACGGGACCCCACTGCACGCGGTCGAAGAACTCGAAGTTCTCCCCTGCACGCAGGAAGGCCAGCAAGGACACGAAAACACACATAGTGTGATCCGCGCGATGCCGCTCCAGGATCCGCTGCTGCACGCCCGTGGACTCACGGTCGCAGTGCAGAGGGTTCGACTGGAGCCC